TTACCGTTCAGATTCGTAAGCTAAAATGGCCGCAACCTCTTTGTTTCCATCTTTTAAGCGTAATTCACACAGTGACTTATGCGTAATCAATGTAAATGCCAGTACTGTTATACAAACAATTAATAGGCATAGAACAAACGTTTTTTGTGGCATATTCAGCCTCCTTGCCTTGCCTTTCTGCGGGTATAAGGCTACCGTAACGTTGTCTGGCGTTACAGAGAGCCTCGTATTGATTAATTTTAATACGGGGCTTTTCTCTGCCTGCTTTCAGCCGAACATAAGTACTTAAAGCAGACAGCTTCAAGCACCCGCCGCAGAGTCTATATAATAATCTTTTCGATTCCCAGCTTATGCAATTTAGCAATATTTACTTATTTTCAATAAGTTATTTCTATTTATCCTCACTCCTCTCAAACACAACATACCTCCCTGTCTGGCAACAACTGACTTATTTTCCTTGCGCTGCCAATTAATTAGCAAACATAAACATTAATTCTGCTATTAATTATTACTGATGTGTATTCTGCACATTTCATAAGCAGCAATTTTAAGCTGCCAAACAAAAATGATCAGGTAATCCCTGGCGAGCAGGAAATAACAGGAGTCAGAATGTTTTTGAAAAAATGGAACAAACCTATCACTGTATTGACCTTACTGGTCAGCGGCACACTTCATGCCGCCTCTACACCCGCAGTAGAAGCAAAAAATGGCATGGTAGTCACCTCACAGTACCTCGCTTCACAAGTGGGGGCTGACATCTTAAAAATGGGCGGAAATGCAGTGGATGCTGCCGTCGCGGTAGGATACGCGCAAGCCGTGGTGAACCCATGTTGTGGCAATATCGGCGGCGGCGGCTTTATGACCATTCATCTTGCCGATGGAACTGACACATTTATAAACTTCCGTGAAACTGCGCCAGCCGCAGCCAGTGCTGATATGTATCTGGATAAAGAGGGCAAAGTTACCAAAGACGCCAGTTTGTATGGCTATCTGGCCGCCGGCGTCCCCGGAACAGTGCTGGGTATGGACAGCGCACAGAACAAGTATGGCAAATTAACTCGCCAACAAGTGATGGCTCCGGCAATCAAACTGGCACGGGAAGGCTTTGTGTTAACTCGTGCTGACACGGATATTCTTGACACAACAGTTAAACGCTTCCGTCAAGATCCTGAATCTGCGCGCATTTTTTTGCGTAAGGATGGTGAAGCGCTGCAACCGGGTGATCGTTTAGTTCAGGCTGATCTGGCTGAAACCCTGAGCGCAATCTCGGAGCAAGGGCCGGATGCTTTCTATCAAGGTAAAATACCTCAAGCGGTAGAAGCCGCAGCCAAAAAAGGCGGAGGTTGATCAAGAGTGAGATAAATGGAGTGGTTAGAGCGAGATAATTCCAAAAAATACGGGGAAATACTGAAAAATATCGAAAAGGAATTGTAATTACATTGCACATAGTGAAACAAAAAACAGGGCGAAAAATTTAAAGTTCCGCCCTGAAAAATCAACTCTCCTCTCGAAATAAATCTGGTTGGTCTCGCTTCGCTATCCGTTTTTCAACTCTACGGATCACTTTGTATATCCCATCACGTGTCATACCGTATTTAGATACCAACTGCGCCCAAGACATTTTAGCCGTCCAGTCGTCGTAGATCCTCATGTCGCGAGCGGCTAGCTTGAAGTAATAGTTAATAGGGAAAGATATCAACTGACCAGCAAAATGCTCACAAATGAAATTGGCGATATTGATGGCCAACTGTTCTGCAGCGTCGTCATCCAGTCCATGCTCTTTAGCTACAAGTTTAACGTGATCTACAAGGTCAGACAGTAAATCATTTCGGTCATCTACCATTGTGGGTCTCATCGCATCACCTCTCACTGCTTGCGTAACTGCCACTTCTTGAGCTTCTCGATTAACTGGTGAGCCTTGTCGGGCTCCATTTTTAACCAGGCTAACTTTGTTACCCCCGTCTCTCGTAACACATAAGCATCCAGTGCCTTCTGCGACTTATCCCGCACAAGGCCCACTTTAGCCAGATCCTGCCATAACACCCAAATCTTACGACCCATTGGGAAATCAGCCAGAGGCGCATCCTTGCGCTTTGTGCTGGTTTTGAACCCCAACCGCTGCATCTCAGAAAGCACACGCATGAGAGCGGGTATTGAGGCTTCTAAGCAGGAATTCTTGCCAGTCAGTCTCACCAGCATGGCTCGGTAGCTATCATCATCCATAACACCCTGTTTGATGAACTGGCCACGGGCTATGTGGATAAGCTTAATTACCTGAGTTCGTGACATTAGCACCCCCGCAAAGCTGATATCCATCCTTGTCCATTCGAGGGGTAATGCCCGAACCAGCTACACTTAAATACTGGCAACCCGTCCTTGCATCTGTATAAAGCCCCAAGCCTGAGCGGGTCAAACTGTCTGTATCATCACCAATCAGTTCAGCCTTGAATGCCAGCCATGACGCCGATGGAATAGCGATCAGTCCAACAGCTATATAAAGGAGGAGTTTTTTAGCGGCCTTACGGCCCGCACCAATCAAACCCGCATAAATCGCCTGTGCGAGATCTGTGCGAACGGCAAGGCTTATCTCCTCCACTTTTCGCGTAGGGATGTCATTCATTGTGATCACCATATGCGTGAACCGCTCTATTTCGGCGACAAGTAACTGACATTGCATTTAAATAATTAAGGTAACGAACCATCCCAATAGCTGTACGACGAGCACCCAGCCGGTTTGATTTTCCTGCTGACCTGCGCTCTTTGCGCATAGCCTTTCGATTATGCGCCTTCATCACTTCAAGCCAGCGTACCGGCGGCAGGTTCTTGTATTGGGAACTGCACTTCTCCCGTTGATTGGCTCCCTCGGACATGTAAGCGTCAGTTAACTCGTTTAAATAAGAGACCTTTCCCATTACTCAGCCCCCTCGACCGCGAAACCGACCAGACGGATTGCTTCTTTTACTTCGTCGAAGGCCACCCACTCACCATTTGGATCTGCGTTTACACCAACTTCAATCGAGTATCGTTGTAGCAACACAACCGGCTTTTGCGTGGTGGTAAATTGCATTGCCTTAATATGAACCCTTCCGCCGACGTAGTGCCAATCAACCGCACAACCAGATGCCGCTGATATGCCCCTGCAAATAATTTCCGCTGTATCCTTAGGTATATCTACAAGACATGCGCTAACACCTTTTTCGTATACTTCAGGCGAACACTGATCGCCTGTTTCACCGGACACTGGCATCTGATCGCCTTTCAGCGCTGTGAGTTCTGCGCGTAGCTTAAAAACTTCTTCACCTGCCGATGCCAGTTGCTTTACCGCGTGCCCACGCAGTGATAGCAGTTCGGTAGCTAGTGCTATCGTCAGTTCATTAGCGGGGCTATTGATAACCTCTTTCAAATACTCTTCACTCAGCATTTGCATTCCCCTCTGTTTTTGGCTTATCACCTTCAAATTGAGTTCCGCAGAGCGGGCAGTAATTCATGTAAATGAAATGGTCATATTTGGTTTGCCGAACTTCGTTTTCACCATTTTTGCGCTTACGGTAATAACGGAACTGATAGTTCAGGGCTACCGGGGAGTGGTCACCGCCATTAAAGTGCCAAAGAGAATGCTCAAAACCACACTCTGCCAATTTCCCAAGCTGATCGCCAAGACGGGTAGTGAGCTTTTCTTTTGCCATATCGGCCATGGTTGTAAAGCATTTACAGGCCATCATGCACCTCCGAAGGCGGGCATTCACACATACCCTGCATGGCTATAGTGAGATTATTGGGGGCGTCATGCGGGGTGATATCAGCCAGTGGCATCCATTGACTGTTACCGCGATAAGTAACTTGTGCCCCTCCTGGGCGCAAGGCGGTGACTTTACCTGTCCGGTTCGACATTTTGACCGACATTCGATTAGAGGTGCTTTTGCTCACATAAAGGCAAAAATCAACCTTATCACCGACCTGAATCAGTGATTTATCTACCGGTAGCGGCTTGTGGCAGGTTGGGCAGCGATATTTATTCATCATTTCAGCTCCCGATAATAGTCAAACAGCCCTTGTTTGCGCATGCGGCGGGCCACGGTGTGGACGGAGTGAACTGTCCGACCCAATGCTATGGCGATTTCATTAACATTGCCGTAGCGATATCGCTGGCAGAGATAGCGCACTTCGCCAGTGCGGTATGGCTTGCCGTGGTTATGATGCAGTTCCGGGCTGTGGTTCATGCGCCCCTGGCGGTCATAAGTGACGTTATGCATGCTGATCTCCCATTAAAGGGGCAGTGGCCCCGTTATGAAGTTCTGCGGCATAGTCATCCAGCAAATCCAGTACCTCACTCAGGGCAACGTACCGGCAGTCTCTCTCGCCACTCCATACAACACGGGCGGGGATGGTCGTAATCTTTTTACGGATGGCAATAATGGCCTGAGACTGAATATCGCCAATAACATCATCTGAAATAGACTGCTGAGGGGTAAATAACGGCGTACCCGTATTGGCGTTATTCATTCAGGTCTCCCTTGGGGCTTTAAATACCCAGTTGGAATAAAGGTTTTATAAGCCTGATTACAAGTGGGGCATTTCAGAATAAGATCGATAGTCCAGCCCCCCTCGGGGGCTTCAACGATATTTGCCTGCCCCAGCACTAAATAGCTGGTTTCACTTTGGCAGTGCTTACATTTCAGCGTCATCTTGCGCCCCTTGAGTGACCTTGAGCGGGAACTCACCCAGCAACGCCTTGGCAAGCGTGGCCCCCATACGGAAGGCTCGAACATCCTCGGGTTTAAGCTGCATACCCCGGTCACCCCCGAAATCCATCGGCTTGTCGGCGTGGGTAATAAGGAGCTCAATCGCCTCAATCTTGCCCTCGTACCAGCGAACCAGCGGTAACAGGGTCTCTGTTACGTCAATATCGGCTGCACGGACGGACAGGTCGTCACTGGTGATATCTTTGGATAATATCTTCATTGCTTCGCTGGCGTTGTTCAGGGTTTTTAATGCCTGATCCGGCGTTCTGTCCTGTATTTGACGGATAGCCAGCCGGATAAAACCGGTGATTTTCTCGGTGCGTTTTTGCGGGTTTGTACGTGCCATAATAGTATTTCTCCTGATTTCGGCGTACGGGGAGGCCCGGCGCAAATGCCGAAATAAAATTAAGTGGTTATCTAATTAAAAAAATACCGGTATTACAGTGCTGCCAGATTCAGGGGAATATTAACAAGCTTCCCGCTGGCGTCTTTCTGCTTAAAGTTTAAATAGGTTTTCGATATAGCCACCTGTAGTGACTCTGAAATAGCGTCCATCGCCGTATTCCAGCGCTCATCATCAATCTTGATGCGGCGCAGAGAAAGAATGCGGGTCAAACTAACTTTACCCTCTTTATCAACTTCAAAGGCATCAGTGATAATGGCTTTTAGGTTCTCATTTGCCCCGACCGACCACTCTGTCAGGCACTCATCAATAATATCTTTCGCCACTTGCAGCTCCGGGCCACAAGTAAGGGAATCCTGCACTGATATCTTGATTTGCTTCGCACCATCAAAACTGCTGAGAGTCACATTGCCTTTCATTCCACCCGGTTTACGACCAAACTGCTCAGCCACCAGATCTAGACAGGCATAGCATTCATCAAACGAGCGGGCTTTAAAGTCCTTGATGGTGCCTTGAACGTGATGGGCTTCACTGACTTGCTTGTTCACAAACTCATCCATCAGTAAATCGTAATCAGATACCTGGCTTTTGGGTACCAGCCGCCCCTTGCGGTCTCTCATGTAATCATCGGTATTGATGTTATTTGACATACTTTTTACCCCTTGTTATGACTAAATTTAAACTACCGACACGCTAAATTTTCCGCTCTTTCCATTCCACCCGGCACCCTTCGATTTTATCCAGGTACTTGTAAACCTCGAACTTACCGACTTCGTCACTGCCAGTGATGTAACGTGACGCCTTGCCTTTCACTACGTCGGCGCGGCAGACAATATCGGGACGAATAACCAACGTCGGGTTACCCCCTTGCTCCACGTCAATACGCTCAACCAACGTGCCTTGCATCCCCAGTACCGCTATCGCCTTGCTGGCCCGGATAATGGCCGCTTGCAGTGCGCTGTTATCAATGCGCAATGAAGGTTTTGCCTGAATATTCATGTTGTGTTTCCTTTTAGGTCACTAATAACGCGTGTTGAACCGGTTAATACGGCAGCTGCCAGTGATCATTTTAAGTTCTTAAAAACCTCATTAGTGACCGTTGGCATGCAGAGTTCCGCCGCTGCATTCATGGCGGCGATGACTAAATTACTGACTGCCAGTGGGTACACCCGACTGGGAACCCCATCTCCCCCATAATTGGCGAGACTGGCCCGGATAGCATCAAAAGCGCTTTCATCTAATACCTCAGCGACTGGCTTACCCACGCGCTCAAATTTAAAGGCCAGAAAGGCTTCCAGATGTTTATCCAGTGGCGCTAATTCAATGGTTTCGCAGCGCTGGGACACTTCACGCACCTCTCTCCAGCGCCCTGAAAGCCGATCTTTCAGTTCTGGCTGGCCAATCAGGATGATGGAAAGCAGTTTTTTAAACCCGTTTTCCAGTTCAAAGAAGCGCTTCAGATGCTTAAGGGTGGGAAGTGGCAGGGAGTGCGCTTCCTCAATGATCAGAACGTGGTTGCGCTCATGTCCGCCCTCTTTTAGTGCCTCGTGCAACTGGCGGAACCGGGCTTCCGGTGTGCGCATGACTTTTTTGCCCGGAGAGACAGCAGTGAGAATAGCCTCGACGATTGATGCAGCCTTCAGTGTCTTGCCTTTGTTGTCGTCGTCTTCCATGGCAATAATGTAGGGTTCAATAACAATAATATCTTTACCACTGTGTTTGATACGTTCGATCAACTCACGGCGCAGGGTGGACTTGCCCGCCCCGGACTCACCGATAATGGCCATAAATCCCCCGTGCAGAGCCGTCTGGAACAGCGCTTCACGGACATAGCGGGCATCGGGTGTCAGAAATACATCCTCTGCGCTTTTCATGGCCTCGTCGGCGAATGGATTCAGGAATAACCCGAAATGTTTTTTAGTCTCTGGCTTTAATACGTATTTTTTAGGTAACATAGTGTCGTCTCCTTCCTTATTTGCCTTGGGCTGGATACCGGTGCAGGCGGTTTCTTTCGCCTGCACTGCTTCAAATGCATTTGCCGGATCAATTCCCTTATTGGATAAAAATAAACTGATCTGCTGACGGACTCCGTCAGGATTACGCTTAGGCCAGATACCGTGATTGACCAGTTGCGCAATGGCGGGCTGTGAAATCAACGTGATTGCAGCCAGGTGACCCTGTTGAATGCCGTGGGTGGTCATGATGTTTTTCAGTTGCAACATGCTGCCTCCTAATGACCGTTCACGATGCTGAGGACGACGGAATTCTTGTTCATCAGGCTTTCTGCGGCGGTGTTGATATCGTCGGCCTGTACCCCGTCAGGGAAGCGTTGAACCAACAGGGCATAGTGCTGCGCCTGCCACTCCAGTCCTTGCGCCAGAAATTGCTTACGTAACAGTTTGGCGGCCTCGACGTGCGTCAGTGGGCACACGTCAATATGGGGCACTCGTACCGGTGATGCCTGACCTCGTTTGGGCAGGTATGCCGGGTGTTCAGCCTGTTCAATCTCCATGTAGGGGTTGAAGCGCCCCCCGAATGGCAGGGCTTTAGCCTTACGGGCAGCGTCGGTTTCTTCCTGGCTGTGGGTGCTGTAAGTCCGCTGTTCCACCTCGGCACGATTACGCTGGGCGTCGGTTTCCGGTATCTGACCATACTGCTGACCAAGGATTGAGGCGGTGTCGGTATATCCCCAATCATTTTTATCCTTGGCATAAATAGGGAAATAAGTGGTGAACCCATCTTCACCCATGACCACCACGCGGGCCTCGTTCTCATGCCAGGGATTGCGACTCACTTTCAGCCAGTCACCGACACAGGCACCGGGTATATCTCTGACGCAATATGTCTGTGCCCGAAAAGCGACGCGTAATTGGCTAGTCACTTTGCACTCTTTTGGCGCGCTAATGGCCAGTTCACGGCACACGTCTACCGAGGGGGCTTTTACCAGTTGTTCGGTGGTGATTTTTAGCCAACCTTCGGTGCGGGTCAGACCGTAGCGGCTATGAACCTGAGTGCGGTTGTAGTTCATGCGCCACAGCCGGACGTAATGGTTCAGTTGGCCGATATTGTCCACCTGGACAAACCTTAAACCCGCTTCAAAATCACACTCAATAATGTCACGGGCCTTCTCTACTGCACCCGTGGCGCGGGCGTTGCGGGCCTTATGCTGGAGGCACTGAATACCCAGCGCCTGGCACATATTCACCAGACTGGCAGAGACCAGTGCTGAACCGGGGTCGGTGTACAAGATGGTGGGAACACCGTGCAGAATGTCAGCACCGCCGCGCTCTTGCATGGCATTAATCATCACGGTTAAAAAGTTCTCGGCACTTTCACCGCCGAAATGGTATTCGACATAAATCCAGTGGGTAGTGTGATCAATAAGCTCAAATGACCACACGCGATCGTTAACAATACGCTCCATGTTCTTGGGCTTGTTTTTATAAAACTCATCCCGACTCATTACGCGCAGGCCCGTATCCCCTTTTGCTTTTTTGTTGGGATTTTTCAGGTAATACAACACACAAAGAGATGCATCGACCTGCCAGACATGATTGGGGTGCAGGCTGGCCAACTCTAATGCCGGTGCAGGGTTCTGCAACTGATCGTAGTGCAACCGGTAGCCCCGTAAGGCGCGGCTGATGGCATCAACTGATAATGGGAAGAACTCACCCGTCTCTTCATCGGTACGGCCCGCAGTAATCATGCCGTTAGTCCGCAGGTGCTTAACCACATTATCCAAACTGTAAAGGCGTTTATCATTATTGCGGCGGGATTCCAGCCAGATACCGGATATCACTAGCGCGTCTTCGCGGGTTAAGGTTGTTTTACCGGCGTCAGCCCGCTTTTTACGGGGCGTTGCCGCTTGCACCGACTTTAATTTTTTCAATATTGTCGAGCGAGACATCTGCAACTCCTGACAAGCCGACTGATAAATAGCCTCCTTATTCCCATGACCTGCCGCGCTGACAGCATCCGAGATGGCGACCAAACGTTGTATAAGGGCGGCATTCATGGTTAATTCCCGTTTGCATTATGGATATGTACAAGGGCCTCACGCATCATTTCGCAAACGCGGTCTGACATCCCTAACAGGAATTCAACCTCTGACCAGTTATCCTGCTGGCCGCAGTACGTGAGCATGGTGACCCAGTTTCTGGCACTCTCCGCTGCCGCCAGAAACTGTTCGCGCTGCGCCTGCTCTGCCTGAGTGCGTTTTAGGGTAAGGGTAGGTATTGACAGCACTACCACTTCATCATTTGAGTTCATGACTATTATCCTTATCGTCGAGGTTGACTTTCTCTGCTTCAGCCACCCAGTCAGGGCGTGGGTCGTAGGGGACGTAATCAGGTAAATTGAATTGCTGGCGCAACACGGTTATCCGGGTCTCAATATCCCCCAAAATACCGCCCATCAGGCTGTGGTGAATAATGCCAGTGCGTTCGGTATGATCTGCCAGTGCAGTGAGTCCGCGCTCAAGATTCATAAGGTCAGCTATAACGGCATGTTGCAGTATGCTGACGTCCTGAACTATCTGGGCCCCCTCAGCTTCAGGTGTTTCACGGGCCACACGGAACTTCAGCTTGTCCTGCAGGGCTGAATTATCCTCTCTGGATTGATCTAATTGCTCTTTCTTCTCAGCCAGCGCCTGGCGACTGATATCAAGATCGGTTTTTATATCCTCAACTTCTTTGGTAATGGACTCTTTCTCTTTGATGTGTTTAGAAATCAGGTCTTCAGCCAAATCAAGCAGCAGGGTTTTATCACCTTCTTTGGCTGCTTCAATTAATGCGAGTCGCTGGTCATCGGGCAGCTTGCGATATTGGCGCATTTCGCGGTAGCCGATGCCCATACGAGACATGGAGTCGAGGGCCTCTTCGCCGAAGGTGCGGAGGTTGGTGATGTCCCGATCGACCTGGTCAACAGAGCGACCCAGAATACTGCAAAACTCCTCCCACGTACCCGATAGAAATTCCGCACTGTGCGGATTTCTAGAGCCTTTAAGTTGGCGATAAAGCTTGTTTTCTTTGACAAAGGCTAATTTTGAAGTCCGCACCGTGCGGAAAAAATCTTCAGAGGCACCAGCTATCTGTGCCTGACCTAGTAACTGATTCAGCAGGTCGCGTTCGTCGGCTTCTGCAGCTTCTTTTTCGGCAAGTGATGCAGGGGTGCGGGATACAGGGAAGTGCGCATCAGCGCCAGTAATCACCTGGGGATCGGTATCGGGTATGACGGTGGTATCCATTGGTTTGCGTCCCATCATTCACTCCTTAATTATGACTGCCAGCACGGATGCGGCGGCGCTTCTCTTCAAGGCGAGCGGAAAGTCGCTCATCTTCGTTAATGCAGGCTTGGGCAATCTGCAGCAGTTGGATGCTGTGGGCGTATTTACTGTGGCCACCACCGCCATTGTCGTAGACACGATCAACGAAACCTTCTTCTACCAGGACATTGAGCATGCGACTGACGTTGACAGCAGACTCACCGGTGGCCTCCGATATCTCTTTGTTGGACAAGCCAAAGTTTGTGTAGCCTTTCAGGGCCTTAATAATGCGCAGTGCGCGAGTAACTGAGGTTGAGGTGTTGGGCTTGCTGCTCATGTGCATAATCCTTTTTTCTCTATATGAAACACTGTTACACTCACTGTAAGAAATGCGCGGATCATGCAGCAGTAGCACCATGTTTTAAGTTGAGTGCAACAGCGACTTTATGCGCGGTGCCATAGCGGGCTTTTGTCTGCCCGTTAAGTACCTGATAGACCAGATTGGGCGGAAAGCCGTTGTTCTTTGCCCAGCTCATGATAGTTTCGCCTCGTTGGTGAAACTCAGCTCTGACCTGATCAGGGGTCTTGAGGGTTACGGTGAGCATGTTTGGCTCCTGCGTTGTGTGATTAAGGCTGTTTATGTGTGTTAGATTATATACGCGATTGAGTACAAATCAACTGGAAAGACACAAATGTGTATATCAGAGCGATTAAAATATGTCCTGACCCTCAAAAATATAAAGTCAATCAAGGCCTTCTCTGAGATAGCAGGCTTGCCTTACAGGACTGCACAAAGTTATTTGAATGGGGATAGAGAGCCAAACGTTGCAGGTCTTATGAAGTTATGCACACAGTTGTGTGTAAATTTGAATTGGTTGTTAACTGGCGTTGGAGACATTTTTATTAATGAAAGTGAGTCTTTAACCAAGCCCGCGATGACTAAAGAGAAACAAGCACTACTCAATGCCTTTGATGAGATGAGTCCAGAGCAGCGGAGGGCAATTCTTGAGGTGGGGAGGGTCATCTCACAACCTAAATCAGATAAATTGGCTGGATGATGATGTTACGTCATATGTCGCACGGGGCCCGCCACGAGTTCGTGGCCCTCCTAGAATTCAGAATAGTAAATCTGATAATATTTATGATTTTCAGCAATATAAAAAAAGAGTGAAACGTAGACCCTAGCAGTATTGGTAATCACTTAAAGACGCATGAACTTAGGGAGTAAATTAAAATAATATCAATCTGTGCTATGTATGCATCTAAAAAAGATTTTTTTCAAAAAAACTCAAGATGCTGCGCAGATATTTTGATTGTTAGTTAGAATGTTTTTTCTGACATATTTAATAGGTCTGTATGTTACCAGGGCTTCGGCCATCATGGAGTGAATATGAGAACGTTAGGTTTCATTATTTTGACTGTAGGCGTTATTTGGTTTTTGGTGTATTTCGGTATGGATACCTCCCTACCTACTGCATCAGGAATGAGGGTGAATAACAATGGGCTAATAGCTGATAAACAAAATAATATATTAATTAGTGTATTCCTTATTCTTTCTGGGTTGCTATGTATTTTACTCAGAAAATGCAGTGATGAAGGTGCGGTAAAGTGTCCTTATTGCGCCGAGCCAATCAAGCCAGAAGCTATTAAATGTAAGCATTGTGGTAGTAAAGTAGTAAGGCGGAGATTTATCCGTAAGGCGACTGTGGAATCTAAATTTGATGAAGCGTTCAACCCATCTGAGCCGACAGAAATGGTCGAGAACCACATTCATAGTCAAATTAGTGATTCACGACCTAAAATTCTCACAAAAAAAAGAATAGATATCCTTATGGTTGTTATTTTGACTATTTATTTTTTGGCGGTCGCAATTAAATTTTTTACTAAAAATTAATTATGAGTGGTCACGACACGACCACTCATGCTTTTAATCCCAATTTCTGATGATCAACTCTTGTTGCTGGGCTGAGCCTCGACCAGCCCCCTGCAGTGTGTAGTGAATCCCCACGCTCTCCATCTGAAACCCAGCAAAAACGTGCCGCATCTCAGGGATGTCGTTTACCGAAATAATCATTTTCCCTTCTATCGTTCTGGCCAGTTCGGCCATGCGCACATAGTTAGCAAACCCAAACTCAACGCCATAACCTTCCGTCTGCCAGTACGGCGGGTCGCAGTAAAATAACGTGTGCGGGCGGTCATACTTGGCGATGCACTTCGCCCAGTCCATATGTTCAATGCAGGTTCGGCACAGGCGCATGTGTGCCAGGGATAAGTCTTCTTCAATCCGTAACAGGTTAAAGCGAGGCGGTGAAGTGGTGGCGGTACCAAAGGTCTGCCCCTCGACCTTACCGCCGAACGCCTGCCTTTGTAGATAATAGAACCTCGCGGCCCGCTGAATATCCGTCAATGTTTCCCCGGGTGTGATCCGCAACCACTCAAACATCTGCCTGCTAACCAATGCCCATTTAAACTGCTGAATAAAGGTCTCAAGATGATGCTGCAGTACGCGGTACAAATTCACCAAATCACCATTAATGTCATTAATCACCTCCACCTTGCTGGGGGTTTTCATGAAATAAAGCGCGGCTGCACCACAGAACGGCTCGACATAACAAGTGTGTTCGGGGAATAACGGCAGGAGTTTTTTAGCTAAACGGCGCTTACCACCCACCCAAGGTATGATCGGTGTCACTTTCATATACTGTAAGCCTTTTTCATATAGTGAAAATACACTAAGCTGGGTCTGTCTCGCGAGACGGACTGAGCCCTGGTTGACTCACAGTTCAGACCTGTGTGTTGATGGCCTGCCGGGTGTTGGCTCACCGGGTAGGTCGCTCTTTCTTGTTGCCAGACATGCCGCACTAATCTGTTATTTATCCCAGGACGGATTTTTCATTATTTATGTGGAAATAAGGAGTTTGGCTATTATGCAAGAAAGAGATGTGTTCATCGAAACCGAGATTTTGAAGTTACTCAAAGATAAACATTCTACCCCCGTATTCAGATTGGAAATTTCTAACGTCAAAGATCCTGAATTGATGAGAGCTTTGGAGTCCCTGCTTGCTCAGGGGCTTGTGGAAGGGACTGTCCAATCTACCGGTTATGATATAAACATCAGGCGTCCCACGCCATTCTGGCTAACAAAACAGGGATGGAATATGTCAATTCATTATGACCCTAAGCTGGCTTAGTAGGGTACTGAACACAATCCATAACAAACGAGCCCAACTCGGGTGTATCTCCGCCCGCAAGCCGCATCTCGGCGGCAGAAAACAAGGGACATCCGTGGATCTTGTTGCTTAAATCGAACTTGATCCAACCAATCAGTTCACCTTTTGCCGTGTTAACCGGCAACCAAAATGACTGCTCGCCCTGGTGAACGTGGGCATTAAAGTAGGAGGCCAGCATAACGCGCAGCTCCGGCGCGGTACCTGCTTCTACCCATACCTGTGTATCAGCCCAGTCACCAAACCCATAGCAACCCTGTTGTTCATTGTTACTGTTAATGGGTTTCGGGAAATGAGTCTTGAAAAATTCCGAGTCGTACGCTGTAGATTGCTTCATATGCGCTGTTCCTTGATTATGAGGGAGTGTCCACTGAGATCGCCTTAGAAGCGTAAAGGGTTGACGTCAGTAGGTTGACTGCCGCATGCTATTTAGCCGCAGCCATTCCTCTTGTACGCCCGACTCCTCCGTGATTCTTTCATTCGTGTATAAATCACAATTCTCACTGAACCCGCCACACTGACCCCGTTCCTGTTTTCTTTATCCAACGTAGGGGTCATAACCATGTCATTCATTACTAAAATCCGCCAAAAAGTTGAACGCCAACGCATGCTGCGCTGGACGGCCTTCGCTTTTGTCTCGCTGGTCATTATCGCCATCATTTCCCCGGTACAACTCAACGTCATATTGTACAAGCTGTCACTGGTCTCCATCGCGGTTGTTCTGGGTTATCACCTTGACCGGGTGTTATTCCCTTATTCCAGTCCTGGGAGTTACCTGATTGACAACTGGAAAGACACCCTCGGCAAACCTGCCGTGCCGAGTGGGCGCAACGAGCCAGAGTTCCCGGTGGCCATAGGCTATGAGCTTATCTTTGCTGCCGTGCTTATCCGTCGAGCAATGGTTGTTTCGGCAGTCGTCCTTGGCGTAACAATGGGGCTCTAACTATGCATTGGCCACAAATTATCTGGCTTGTATCGGCCAGCATATCTCTTATCTTAATGGCATTTATGCACGGCAGAAAAGTCAGGCTTTCTGTATGGGGACGGTTGATCCACCTGATTTTTATGGGGGGTGTGCTCTGGTGTGGCGGTTTCTTCGCCCTGGCGGCAGGTATTCCGCCGGAGGCCACGCAATACAAGCGCGAGCTCATCCGTAATTCACATGCGGTCTGGGGGTTGGATGCCCCCGTAGCCACCTTTGCGGCCCAAATTCATCAGGAATCAACCTGGCGGGCAGATGCCAAATCACCGGTTGGGGCAAGAGGATTGACGCAGTTTATGCCTGCGACGGCGGCGTGGATCTCTGGCCTGTATGCCAGCGAACTGGGCAGTAACCAGCCCAACAATCCCTCCTGGGCGATGCGTGCCCTGGTGAATTACAACCGCTGGCACTGGGACAGGATAAGTGCCGCCAGCGATTGTGACCGCTGGGCCTTCGTGCTCTCCGCTTACAACGGGGGGCTGGGGTGGGTACAGCGTGACCGCAAGCTGGCGGGCACCAAAGGGTTGGATGCTGGGCGCTACTGGGGGGGTATTGAGAGCGTGAATGCCGGACGCAGTGCTGCCAATTTCCGCGAGAACCGGGGCTACCCGCAGCGCATTATTCAACGCTGGCAACCGATGTATGTCGATGCGGGTTGGGGATTAGGGGTGTGCAACGATGGCTGACTGGTTGAAGGTTTTTGTTTTTGTCCGATACGGGGTGTGGGCGGGACTCATCGCACTCACAGTGTGGTGTATTTACGATGCTGGCCACAAGCAAGGACTGACTGATGCTCGCCTGGAATGCTCTAAAGGCGAAACCCGGCAGGCCGCTGACACACTCAACCAATTTATTACCAGCACCCAGGCATTGACCGCGCAAGCCAATGCCGCCAGTCGTCAGTTGGCGACACAGATTGCTGCTCGCGCCGCTGCTGATGACCAATCCAGTCGGGAGTTCCGTGATGTTCTTAAGAAAACAGCGGCTGCTCGTGTTAAGTGCGTGTTTGACGCTGACATCATGCAGCAACTTACCACCGCCCGCGAGCGTGCTACTACCGCCGCCGCCCGTGGTATTACCCCCCGAGTTGAGCGTGCAGTGTCCGGCACCGCTGGCCCTGGAGGATAATTCCATGGATGCGCTCGCACTCGCACTCAAACAACTCTATGACCTCTACGGCCTGTGCGCCGGTCGTCATGTGGAGACGATTGACTATTTAAGAAGGAGCACCCCTTGAGTTTCGAGGAACTGAGTTTTAGCTGGAGCATGCTCCAGTGGGCTGTACTTTCAGTTATTGGGGTTTATACCTGGCTCATCGGACGCCAGTCCGCTAGCGCTCGCGAGATGCTGGAGCTACGCACTCGACTCACTACACTGGAAGCCCAGATTGCTCAAATGCCAAACCAGAGTCAGGTCACTGAGTTGATCTCAAAACTGAGCCGTACCGAAGCGCAGCTCTCCTCCTTGGGAGAGCAGTTCAGCGGTGTGGCTCGGCGTCTGGAAACCATCAACAGCTATCTTTTGCAACACAAATAACGGGGGCATTATGAGTTTTGCTGATTTTGTACGTGAGGATCAACGCCTGATTATTCTGCGTATTCTCTCCAAATTGCCAGGATATACTTCCAGCCCCAGCATTATCTTTGAGGGCCTGACACGTCATAGCTACAACCCAAGCAGTCTCCAGATCAAAGAGGATTTACGTTGGCTGGAAGATCGCGGTCTGGTTTCCATTGAAGATGACGGCACTATACTCGTTGCCCGTCTGACCGAGCGTGGTGCTGAAGTGGTGGCGGATCGGTTGACCGTCATAGGTGTTAGGCGTACGGGGCCGGGAGATTAATATGGGCCGTAAATCATCCATCCACAAACTCCCCAACGACGCCAGGGAACATATCGATGCGCTGATGCGAGATAACAGCATGACGCTGGCTGAGATGCTGGCCGATATATGTACGCACTTTCCTGCTGCCGCAGAGGAGCTGAGCACCAGTACACTCTGGCGTTACAAGAAAGCCGGTGGGTTCGAAGAATTCATGAATCAGATGCAGCGCCAGCAGCAAGCGGCACGCATGGCCGTCAGTGCGCTGGGTGAGAATCCAGATGATAAATCAGGCACATTGCTGGTGCAGTCCGTTATGACGTTAGTTCAGTCCGCCGCCTTTGCCGCGCAAGGAGACTCGCCTGACACTGAAGAAGTGCTCCAGCTATCAATGGCTGCAAAAAACGTCCTGCAAGGTAGTAAATTGAGCCGAGAAGAACGGTCTGCGGTGATCCGTGAGACGCGTGAACAGCAGCTGCGCGAGCAGCAGGCCAATCTGGATAAAGTCGCTACTGCCCAGGGGCTCACTGAAAATGAGGTGCAGTTCTGGCGTGAACGCGTTCTGGGGATCAAATAATGAAGCCATTGTCGTCGACCGTTCGCACCGTTGAGTGGGATGAACTCCCCCAGCGGGCCCGTGATATTCCGCTTGCGTTCAATCCTTTTGCAGACGGCGTCTTAATGACGCATCAGGTGGAGTGCCTGAAGTATGACGTGTCTATTCTCGCTATCCCTAAAGGCCGACGCACTGGCATTACCTTCGCCTGGGGCCTTAACTCCACGCTGATATCCGGTGCCCAGAAATCAGCCGGTGGCGACAATGTGTATTACATCGGCGACACCAAGGAAAAGGGGCTGGAGTTCATCGGTTACGTGGGTAAGTTCGCCCGAGTGATTGCAGCCCAGCAAGCTGATAGCGTTTCGGGTATCGAAGAGTATCTGTTCGACGATCAAGATGACAAAGGCAACACCCGTCAAATCACCGCCTACCGTGTGCGGTTCGCCAGTGGCTTCCAGGTCTCAGCACTCTCCTCGCGTCCGGCCAATATTCGTGGTTTGCAGGGTGTGGTAATTATCGATGAAGCCGCCTTTCACCAAGACGTACAGGGCGTGCTGGATGCGGCCACGGCATTACTTATCTGGGGTGGGCGGATTGTTGTTATCTCTTCTCACAACGGTAAAAATAATCCCTTCAATCAGTTTTGTACCGACATCGAGTCAGGTCTTTACGGTAATGACGCGGCGGTGTTTACCGTGACATTTGATGATGCGGTCGAAAACGGGCTGTTTGAGCGTGTCTGCGCAATGAAGGGTGAGGTCGCTACGGTTGAAAGCAAGAAAGCCTGGTACAGCCGTATCCGTAATGGCTATGGCCCGCGCAAATCAGCGATGCGCGAAGAGCTGGACGCCATCCCGCGCGACGGCAACGGGGTGTGTATTCCCGGCGTCTGGATTGAGCGGGCTATGCCGGAAGTACGGCCGGTTATTCGCCTGGCACTGGACGATGACTTTATCAACATGAGTGAGCTTGAGCGTGAGTCATGGGGAGTTGACTGGATAGCGAGGTACCTGCAGCCAGTGATGGCAGAGGTGCTCAACCCCGAATGGCGGTATGTTTTTGGCATGGACTTTGCCCGTCACCGCCACTTCTCATCACTGGTTCCAATGGGGATCACACCAACCCTTCGGCGCAGCGTCCCGTTTATTCTTGAGATGCACAACGTCCCCTCAGCCCTGCAGCAGCAACTTCTGTTTCATGTTATCGACCATCTTCCCCGCCAGTCCGGTGGCGCAATCGATGCGACTGGCCCCGGCATGGTGTTGGCCGAGTACACCGCTGACCGCTATGGCAGGCCACGTATCGCAGAAATTTCATTGAGCAGAAAGTGGTATGGCATCTGGATGCCCAAGTTCACCGGCCTGTTTGAAGATTCCATGATTGACTTGCCCCGCGATGAGAATACGGCGCAGGACTTGCGGACGATTGAGACTATTGACGGTATCCCAATGGTGGCCGCGCTGGAGAAGAAAGACCTGAAGGACGCTGAGCTGGTACGTCACGGGGATACCGCCATCGCCGCGTGCCTGGCGAACTATGCCGCGCTGAATCTGGCGGCTGAAATTGAGTTCCAGTCCACCGGTAACCGTGCCATTTACCAAGTGCTGTCTGGGTACGGATCCACGGGCGGTGGCGACCTGACCGACACCGGTTTCGGGACTGTGCGTGGCATGAATGATTTTGGAGGGTTCATATGAGTATCTTCTCATCACTAAAAAACAAACTGACGGGCAAAAAAATCACCCCGCCTGAGTTGGGGCGGGAGATAGCCACTACGGGCGACGGTCGCGACATTACCCGCCCGTGGGTGGGCTCACTGGCACTGGCGGATGACAGCGTTCTGCAGAGTCGCGGCTCGCCTGACCTTAAAATTTACCGCGAAGTGTTGAGTGATGAGGAGGTCAAATCCGCCTTTACCCAGCGTCAGGATGCTCTGATTTCGCGTGAGATCCAGGTTGATGCCGGGGGTGACCGGCCTATCGATATTGATGCCGCAGAGGCGATGCGACGCCAAATTGACGCGCTCGGTTTTGACCGCATTACCCGCCTGATGCACTACGGCGTATTTTACGGCTACGCCGTCGCCGAGCTCATTTACGGCGTGAAAGATAATCTGCTGTGGATTGACAACATCAAAGTGCGTGACCGTCGGCGATTTCGCTACTCCCCTACGGGCGAGCTGCGACTGTTAACGCCACAGAATATGACGGCCGGTGAAGAGTGTCCCGCCCCGTACTTCTGGTCATTCGCCACCGGGGCCGATCATGACGATGAACCTTACGGCATGGGTCTGGCGCACTGGTTGTACTGGCCGACATTCTTCAAACGTAACGACATTAAGTTTTGGCTGATCTTCCTTGATAAATTCGGCATGCCGACCGTGGCGGGGAAATACCCGGAAGGGGCCACCGAAAAACAAAAACGGGATTTACTGGCGCTAACCCGGGCTATCTCCACTGACAGTGGCGTAACGATGCCTCTGGGCATGGATATCGAAATGTTGGGGGCGACACGGTCAGGGGCTGCTGATTACGAGGCGATGTATACCGCGATGAATGAGGCCATTCGCCGCGTCGTCGTGGGCCAGATTTCCAGCTCCGGCGGTGCGGCAAAAGGTCTGGGCGGCAATGAATCCCTGCAGTCAGATATCCTGACCTCGATTGCCAAATCAGACGGCGATGTGATTTATGAAAGCTGGAACCGGGGGCCGGGAACCTGGCTGACTGAGCTTAACTTCCCTGGCGCGGCGGTACCTCAGGTGTCCCGTGTCTTTGATGAACCTGAAGACCTTAAAACCCGCGCCGAGCGTGATAAAGCCATCATTGAATCCACGGGATATCGGCCAACACTGGCCAACGTTGTCGATACCTACGGCGGCGAGTGGGAAGTGACCCCTGTCCGTGACACCGCACCTGCTCCGGTGGTCACCGATAAACCTGTAAGCTTTGCCGAGTCGTCCGGTGCCACGGAGGATATTCCCGCCATCATGGCCACTCGCCTCAATCGCGAACTGACCCTGGCCACCGAGGTATGGATGGCGCAGCTGCAGCAGCTGGTTGACGGCGTAGAATCTCTTGAGGCCTTGCGTGATGGCCTGGATACATTACTGCCGGAGATGGCGCTCGATCAATATGCTGAGGTGATGGCACAGGCGATGGCTGCGGCTGCGCTGGCGGGGCGCTATGAGCTACTGCGGGAGATGACTGATGGCCAGTAATGTGGCGTACGGCTCACTGCCCTTTCGTGAGCAGGTGGTTTTTTTCAAGCGCAAGCTCAATGTTAAAACTGATGGTTGGACGGATGTCTACGGCGCTAAACATGACAGCGAATTTATGGTCGCCGGTGCCAACCGCGATGATCTGCTGGCTGACCTGCGCCGGGCGGTAGAACGAGCGATTGCTGATGGGGCGACGCTGCGGGATTTTCGCGAAGACTTTGCCGGTATCGTGACGCGGCACGGCTGGAGCTACAACGGCGGGTTTGAGTGGCGCTCCCGGGTGATTTACGAGACTAACCTCCGGTCATCGTACATGGCTGGGCGCTTTCAGCAGCTGATGGTCATGCGCGAAACCCATCCGTATTGGGAATACGTTCACAGCGATGTGGTTGAAGAACCTCGCGAAGAACATTTAGCCTGGGACGGCATGATATTGCGTTGGGATGATCCGTGGTGGGTGATGCATTTCCCAATTAACGCCTGGGGTTGCCAGTGCAGCGTTATCGCTCGTACCGAAGATGACTTGCGGCTCGTGGGCAAGTCTGGCCCGGATACCGCACCCCCGGTGACGTTTATCAAACGTACCATTGGCCAGCGCAGTCCGGGCGGGCCACGCACGGTATTTGTCCCTGAGGGTATTGACCCGGGGTTTGAGCACACGCCGGGCCGCAGCAAGTTTTTCAGCCAGGTACCGCCACCAAGGGGTGGCACTCCATTAACCCCCGAGGCATTACCGCCCGTCGATCCCTTGCCAGTGGCCACTGAACCGGCGTCATCGCCAAAATCCATGCCAACCCCACAACCCGCTACCCCGGCAGACTGGGAGGGCAACGCGCTAGAGGAGTTCTTGCAGGCGTTTAATGCAACATCGTCTCAGTCCGCTGTCTTTCGCGATGTGGCAGGCCAGCGTATCGCCATCGGCCCGGAGATGTTCCGTGATGACCAGGGTAAGCCCGCCGAGTTTACTGAAGGGCCGCAGACTGATGCAGTAACCGCCTTGCCACTGATTGCTCAGGCAATCCAAGCCCCCGATGAGATTTGGGCGCAAATCGTCTGGCTGGAGGATGTGCAGCAGGCGGTAGTTCGTCGCCGTTATTTGGCTAGTTTCATGATCGCTGACCAGGCAGAACCTGTGGCTGTGGTGTTTGAAATAGGCCGCGACGGTTGGGCGTGTAGCGTGTCGGCTTCCGATGATGTACTGCAATCATTGCGCCAGGGCGTGCTGATCTATCGACGGGGGGCGAACTGATGGCCGGTGCCACACTGATATTCAGTTACCAGGATGCGCTGTCTGCGCTACTCCGTACTCAGGCGGCACTGGCCGACCCCGCGCCGTTGCTTAATGATATGGGCGAGAAGTTGCTGGAGTTTCACCAGCAGCGGTTTAAAGACCAGACATCACCGGACGGCGTTGCCTGGAAAGAATTGTCTCCCCACTATAAAAAGCGCAAGCGCCGCAACCAAGACAAGATACTGACGCTTGATGGCCCACTCAGAAACACGCTGCGCTGGCAGGTTAACACACAAGAGCTGCTGTTTGGCACAGACCGCCCGTACGGGGCCATTCAGCATTTTGGCGGGACGATTGAAATCGCGGCCCGCAGTCAACAGGCGTACTACCATCAAAAGAAAAGCGGTGAGATTGATAACCGCTTTGTTCGCAAGTCAAAATCAAACCTTGCCAAGTGGCATACGATACCAGCCCACACGGTCACACTGCCCGCCCGCCCGTGGCTGGGTGTCTCCAAAGAGCAGGGAGATCAACTGGTCGAACGGGCCCGACTCTCACTGCAGCGGACACTAAAACCGTAAGCGCCCTGTGCGTCACACCGTTGCCTTTGTGGGGGTTAGGGGTATGATGGCGCAGGTTTTCATTGTTGACTGTATTCTAATACGTTCTAATACAGTTAGCGGGGGCATTCCCTTGCGCTTGCCACTCAGCATTTTCCTTTCCCTCCAATCGTCCCTTTCATAGTCGTATAAATTACACTGCCGCCGGGCAGCATTACCGTTGCGTCATTCTTTGTGACGGACGGTGACCATGACGACTTCAACCTCAATCTCCACCTCAACGGCAACACTGCCTGTTTTTGCCCCCGGCACCCACACTGCGATGGACGGGCGCACGATGACGTTCACCGCCGAAGATTGTATTGATCTGGCCAGCAGCTATGACCCGACCTTGTGTGAAGCGCCGTTTGTCATTGGCCACCCCAAATTAACTGCCCCTGCCTACGGCTGGGCAAAACGTTTTGAATACCGCGACGGGCTGGTGTATGCCGAACCGACACAGGTCAATCCCGCCTTCGCCGACGCCTTCAATGCGGGCAGTTACAAAAAACGCTCCCTGGCCATTTACCAACCCAATTCTCCTGGCAACCCTAAGCCTGGGCATTTTTATGCCCGTCATGTGGGTTTCCTGGGCGCAGTCCCGCCGGGTGTTAAAGGGTTGCCCGATGCGCAATTCGAGTTTTCGGAAGCCACTGGCGACGATGCCCCTTTTGAGTTTTCCGTTCCCTGGGAAACCGAGTTACTGACCGACATGTTCCGCAATCTGCGGGATTATCTGATCGAAAAGGAAGGCACTGAAAAAGCCGACCAAATCCTGCCGCAATGGCGCATCAAATCCGTTGAGGAGATTGCCGCTCGCGTGGCAGATGATGCGCAAATATCACCACTGGCGTATGCCGAGGAGTCCAATGTGTCAACGGGAATCAAACCGGAGTTGTCCGGTACAGCTTCAGATCTCGCAGAGCGCGAAGCGGCGCTCATTGTGCGGGAAAACAACATCAAGGCAAAAGAAGCAACGAGCCAGGCAGTCGCCGCTACCGCGCGACGCACTGACATTGCCGCATTTGCCGATGGCCTGGTCACGTCAGGTCAGTTGCTGCCACGCCAGAAAAACGCGGTAGTGGAAGTATTGGTGAATCTGGCCAACGAACCAATTTCGTTTGCTGATGGGGCTTCCACTGTCACCCAGTCACCCGAAGTGTTGCTCCGTGCTGTGCTAAGTGAGAAACCGAAGGTGCTCGATTTCAGTGAGAAGTCGGGCGCTGAACTTGGTGATACGCTCGATTTCGCGGATGTCAGTGCAGTGGCGGATGCCGCCAGTGCGTACCAGTTCGAACAGTCCAAACTGGGGCGCACCGTGTCCGTCACTGACGCCGTCAATCATGTCAAAAAAGGGGCTAAGGCATGAATATCCCAGGCTTGATCACCGCACATAAAGTCGAAGCACCCATAGCGGCCCGTCAAATGGTGACACATGGCACGGTATCGGATGAGATTTTACCGGCGTTTGATGGCAGTCAGCTCATCATTGGTGTGAGCACAGCTATCGGCAGTGGCATTGGCCAGACCGCCGATGTTATCCGCAGTCAGTTGGCGCTGGTGATTTACGGTGCAGCCATCACGGCTGGCCAGCCATTGACGTCAGACGCCGACGGGCGTGCCGTGCCCGCCAGTCCCGGTAACTTCTATCTCGGGTTTGCTGAATATGAAGGCGCTGAAGATGATGTGGGCTCGGTCTGGATAGCCCCCGGTCAATTGCCTGCGCCGTAATCGCCCGCTTTTTTGTTACGTGTTGCCGGGATAACCCGGCACCCTGTTTTCGTTTTTGGAGAGTTACACCATGTCAAATGCACCGTTTCCAATTAACCCGCACCTGACCGCGATCGCCATTGCGTACCGCAACACCAGCATGATTGCGGATGCCGTCCTGCCACGCGTGCCCGTCGGCTTGTCCGAATTCAAGTGGTGGGAGTTTGATCTCGGCCAGGGCTTTACCGTGCCGAACACGAGTGTGGGCCGCACGTCACAGCCTAATCAGGTTGAGTTCGACGCAAAAGATAAAACATCATCAACCAGCGATTACGGTCTGGATGCCCCGGTTCCACAGTCCGATATTGACAACGCCCCGGCTAACTATGACCCACTGGGCCGGGCGACAGAGCGTACTACCGACCTTATTCTGCTCGATCGTGAGGTTCGTACCAGTAAAGAAGTGTTCAACCCCACTAATTACCCGGCCAACAACAAAGAAGCCCTGTCCGGTACCGCGCAGTGGAGCCACGACAGCAGTAAGCCGCTCAAGGCTGTCATGACGGCACTCGACAAGATGATCATGCGTCCGAACGTGGCCATTTTGGGTCGTGCTACTGCCACCGCCTTGCGCCAGAACCCGTCAATTGTGAAGGCTTATCACGGCAACGCGGGTGATGATGGCCTGGTACCACTGGACTTCCTGCGCCAGCTACTGGAGCTGGACGAGATTTTAGTCGGGTCGGCATTCGTCAATGTTGCCCGTCCGGGACAAAAACCGGTGCTGATGCGCTGCTGGGCGAACCATGCGGCCTTTATTTACCGCAATACCCTGGCAGATACGCAAGGTGGTGTCACTTTCGGCATGACGGCGCAGTTCGGTAGCCGTGTGTCGGGTTCCATCCCTGACCCTGATATGGGGTTGCGTGGTGGTCAGCGTGTGCGTGTTGGGGAATCAGTCAAAGAGCTGATTGTGGCACCAGACTGCGGCTATTTCTTCCAGAACGCGGTAGCGGGCTAACGTAATGGCCCTCATCAATGCACAAAAATCCCACCGCCAACTCTCCAGTGCCGAGCTGGCCATCATGGAGGGATTGACTGACCTGGGGAAAATTGTCGGGGATTATCTTGACGAGATCGCCCGCCATCAGGACATCGACCCGCGCTGGCTGGCGATTGCCCGCACGGAACTGCAACAGGGTTTTATGGCGGCAAAACGCGCCGTGGCAAAACCCACCGCATTTTGAGGAGACGGGTGATGGCGATAACCTGGTATGTCGCACTGGCTGATCTGGCTGAACGCCCAGGGGCGCTTGAGTTGTCGCAAGTAACCCTGACACAAGGGAAACCGCCCGCACGACCGGAGCTGCTCGATGCCCTGTTGCGGGGCGAGGATACAACCCCTTGGCCCCCTGCCGAAGTTGACGTTGCGTTGGCGGCTTTGAAGAAAATCGGTGATGCGATTGAAGAATCTCAGGGGTTGATTGACGGTTATCTGCGCCAGCGGGGTTACACCCTACCGCTGGTGACCGTCAAGCCTATTCTGACCGGTTGGGCCCGTGCTATCACTCGGTACAAGCTGCACGGTCACCGTGTTTCTGAAGAGAAAACCGACCCGATTGTGCGGGATTACCGCGACGCCATGAAGTTACTGGAACAGATGGCCATCGGGAAATTCAGTCTGGGTCTGGGGGACACGGTACCGGCGGCGGGTGGTGCCCCCCTTATCACCGGGCCGGGGCGCATCTTTAGCATGGATTCACTGCGAGACTACGGTAAATGAGCAGCGCACCGTTTGATATCAATCTGATCGTCGAGCAATTGGGGAGAATCGACCCTCTGCCGTTCATTCAGATTGGCACTATCGTCGAGTACAGCAAAATCACCGACCTGTCGGGGTTTGCCGTGCCCGGTGCGTATGTGTTGATGGGGCCGGAGCGCGGACAGCCCGGCAATGGCGGGCGGGCACAGGTCGCCGAAGCGGTTATCGGCGTGGCTATTGCGGTGCGTAACTACGGATTGGGGTCGGAGGGGTTAACGCACGAAGTGAATCCGCTCATCAGTGCTGTGCGTGACCAATTGATTGGCTGGGTACCGTCACCGCGCTGCACCACCGGCCTGCAATGGGTGCGCGGGGATATTCTGGATTACAACGGCGGGACGCTGGTCTGGATGGACACGTTCCAAATCCAACATGTTATCGGGGGGAACCGATGGAAGAAGTAACGCTCCTGCAACTGCACACCCATCAGGGTCGGGCGATTGCCGTCGGTGAATGTATCACCGTGACTCAGGACGAGGCCGAATGGCTTCGGGCTCAACAGATTATCGCACCACTGCCCCCTGCACCGAGCAGCCCATCAGTGGGTAAAGACAAAGTGAAACCGGAGAACAACCATGTCGAATCCTGAAACGTACTTTTACGGCCAGGGGAAAGTCTATCTGGCCCCGTTATTGCCGAACGGTCGCCCCGGCGTCTACCGTTGGGTGGGTGATGTCTCCGCCCTGAACGTGGCGCTGACAGTAGAGAAATTGGCACACAAAGAATCCTACTCTGGCCAGCGTATTACCGTGCGCAGTTTCCCGACAAGCAAAGATGGCACAGTGACCGCCACCTGGAATGATCGCTCGCCGGAGAATTTGGCCATCGTGTTTTACGGCCATCAGGCGGTCGTGCCCGCAGGCACCGTGACCGGGGAAGTGCTGCCCACCGGCATCAAGGCGGGTGACCGTGTTGCCCTGCTGCATCAGAACGTCAGTACCGTTGTGATTGGCACTATGGTTGAGGGCACGGATTACACCGTTGATGTGATGTACGGCGCGATTGATTTTCTGACTGCGCCACCGGGCCCGGCCACAACGGTAAAATATGCCTATAAAGGTGGGTTGAATACCACGCTCTTTACCGAGCATCAGGCGAACTACGCGCTGCGGTATGAAGCCATTAACCTGGCTGAAAACGGGTCGAGTGAAATTCTGGAACTGTACAAGGTGGCCTTCGAGCCACTGGCGGCGCTTTCACTCATTAATACTGACACGACAATGGGCGGAATGGAGACCTCGGCCGCTATCTTGTTCAATAACGCCATGCCTGCCGACACATTGTTGGGGCGGTTCGGGCGCTACATTCACGTGGCGGAGCCGGTATAAATGAAGAAGTCCGCCCCAAATGATGCGGTTGTTGATGATTTGTCGGTGCTGCTGTCCACCCGTGATATCCGTATCGCGGGCCAATCCCTGACGGTGCGCGAGTTCACACTGATGGACTCACTGGCGTTACATGACACGTTGACGCCAGTGGTCGCTGCCCTGGCGGACATGATGCAGGCCGGATGGCCCTCGTTTGAGGATGTCCAGCGCGTACTGTCACAGCATGCTGAGGCGCTCACCGTCTTGCTGGCCCGCAGTGTTGATCAGCCGGTTGATTGGGTGGCCGCCCTGCCAGGCACCGAAGGTATGGCCCTGATGGATTGGTGGTGGACAGTGAATCGGCATTTTTTTATGACCGCTGCCGTGCGTCAAATGACTCTCCGCGCCGCCCGGGCGAGCGTACCGTCGGATACGCCAGCGTCTTCGCCACCCTCATCCGGGACGGGCACAACCCAGACCGCCTCGCGCACTACACGGCCCGGCAACTGACGCTGTACTACCGTGAAGCAGTGAGATTGCAGGCGCAAGACAGCGTGGCCTGCATTCTCGATGTTAACGCGGGGTTCGTCGGTGGTTCACCGGCCAATAAACGTATCTCTGCCCTGAACAATTAATCAGGGCATTCCCTCCTTTATAGAGGTGCCACCATGGCCGCTGAAAACTCCACCCTCAATTTGGCCCTGCGCATTACCGCTGATCTCAACGAAGCCCGGCAGGCGCTGGCATCACTAACGGATGATATCAAGACCGTGGGTGCCGCCACCGAGGCGAGCAGTTCGCAGTGGGGGGCGACAACGGAAAGTCAGAAGGCGGCGACAGAAGCCGCGACACAACAAGCACAAGCCCAAAGGGCCGCCACAGAAGCCACGCAACAACACGCCCAGGCCGGGCAAGTTTCGGCGGAGGCCACTCAACAGCAGGCCCCTGCACAACACGCCATCGCCGATGCAGCACGTCAACAAGAGCAGGCTCAGCGAGCGGTGACGGAGGCCGTTCGCCAGCACACACAGGTTGAACAAGTCGCCACCGGTGCTACCCAACAGCAGGCTGAGTCTCAGAAAAATGCAGCGGACGCCGCCCTCAAAAATACCCAATCCCAGCAGGCACTGAATAATGAGCTAAATACATCAGTGGCGCAGTCACAACGTGCAGTCAGCAGTTCAGATGCTGTGGTTGCAGCACAAATGGCGCAAACCGCCCGAGGTCAGGCGCTAACGGATCAGGAAGAGAGAACAGCTCAGGCGCAGAACGCCGCCGCCAAAGCCGCCGATGCCCACGCCAGGGAAGTGGTCAAGCTCAAGAAAGACCTGGACAACCTGCTGGCCAGCATCGACCCGACAACTAAGGCCCTAAGCAAGCTCGATGCGCAGGAAATGCAACTGCGTAAATCCCGTAAAGCCGGTGTCATTGATGAGGCGTCATTCACCGACAATCTGGACAAGATAAATGGCCAGCGCGAGGCCATTGATCAGCTCTCCAACGGGACAGAGAAATTTACACTTAGCACCCGGGGCGCACAGCGCGAGCTCGGTGTGTTGGTACGCCAGTTGGCTCGCGGTGATTTTCGGGGTGCGGGTGAGAACATGATGCGTCTCGGTGGTCGTGCCGGGATGTTGCCCCCTATTTTTAGTGCGACCACGCTGGCCATTGGTGGGACGGCAGCGGCTGTTATCGGTATCGGTGCTGCGGTCATCAGTGTGATGAATGATCAGGATGCGTTTAACCGCAGCATCCAGTTGACGGGGAATTATGCCGGGGTCACGGCGGGCCAGTTGGAGTTGATGGCACAGACTACCGGTCAGTCGGGGGCCAACTACAGCCAGGCACGCGATATCCTTAACGGACTGGTGAGTAGCGGTAAGTTTACCGCAGAGACGCTGGGCAGTGTCTCTGAAGCAGCATCAGCCATGGCTGAACTGACTGGAAAATCAGCCGATCAGGTTGTCGGCGAGTTTGTTAAAATGACTGACAGTGCCTCAGCCTGGGCGAGTAACAGTAATGAGCAATATCACTGGCTGGACTCTGCCACCTATGAGCGCATCAAATCACTGGAAGATCAGGGTCGTAAGGAAGAGGCTGTTGAACTGGCATCCAATGCCTTTAAAAAAGCTGCATCTGATCGGCTGGGGCAGTTAAAAATAGAACTTAACTGGGTGGCTCAAGGTTGGAATGATGTGGCCAACTACATGGCTCATGCTATTCAGGTGGCAAAGGGTGGTGCATCAACAATCTTGGGTTTGGACTCAGAGAGTGAGGCAAGACTTAAAAGTATTGCTGACCTTAAAGATAGACTGGCACGAGCGGATAAAGATCCCTTTGCAAATATATGGGGGACGGCACATAACAATAAACTCCAACAAATGAGGGAGGAGTTAGTGCAACTTGAGGCAGATGAGGCAGCTTCTCGTGCTGCGGCTAAGGCAGAGTCTGACCGCCAAAAAGTTGAACAAGATGCCATTGCGGCTTCAGACGCATTGGAAAAAATCCGTTCCAGCAATCTGTCAGACCTGGATAAGGAAGCTGAAGGCGTTGATGATCTCAAGAAAAAATACCAGGACATGTGGGCGGCAAAAGGCGGGCAGGATAAATTACGTGACATGGGCGTCACCTCAACTGACGGTGAAAACTTTTCAGGTGGTCAGTGGGATGTCGATGTCAAAGCCCTGGATAAAACGGGCCAGGCAGCTCAAAAATATAACGATCAGTTACAAAAGCAATTAGACCTTAAAAAGGCCAATACCAACGCCGCAAAAACCGAGTATGAGATTGAGCATGGTTTACTCAAAAATGCCACCGAAGAAGCACAGAGCGATGCCCGCGTGCGTGCTGAAACGCTCGATGAGATTGAAGCCCAACAAAAAGCCACTAAAGCCAGTGCGACTGAGTCTAAAAAATCCTTTGCCGAGAATCAGCGCTTTGTTGAACAGTTGGAAAAACAAGCCACCAAACGCACGGAAGGGGCTGCTGCTCTCCGGGCTGAAGAGATTGCGACCCGCAATCTGACTGCTGAGCAACGCCGCGCAGCTGAGGCGGCCAACGCGGCCATTAATGCCCAAGAATTCGGCACCCAGAACACCCAGCTACAAATCCAGTACATGCGCGATATGGGCGATTCTGCCGGTGCCGCGTTGCTGGAAGTACGCAATAAATATGCTCAGATGCGTCAGGAACTGGAGGCCAGCGGCAACACCGAAGGTCTCAGTTTGATTGACAAGCTGCTGCCGGTGGCTGAAACCAAAATCCGTATTGATGACCTGAAGCAGCAGATTGACGACCTCTTTACCTACAAATCTCAGCAGGAAAGTAGTATTCAGGTGCAGGTTCAGGGCGGTCTGTTGTCCGAATTGCAGGGACGTCAGCGCCTGGTTGAATTACATAAAGAGGTGGGCGACAAAGTCAAAGCCTACCTCCCCCAACTCAAAGAAATGGCCAACCAGCCCGGAGAGGCAGGTGCAAAAGTCCGCGAAATGATCCACCAGTTGGAGGGGCAACTGGGTAAGCTCAGTCAGGCAGGTAACGAACTGACCGTCGCGTTCCGCGACGGCCTGCAAAGTGGTATTGAAAGCTCATTGATGGGGCTGGCCAAGGGCACTATGAGCCTAGGGGATGCAGTGCAGAACCTGGCAATGAGTATTGTCGACAGTATGGCCAAGATTGCTGCGCAGCAGTTGGCCCAGATGGCCACCTCCAGCCTGATGGGTTCGTCCGGCGGCATGGGGGGAATGCTGGGCGGTCTGGGCAGTCTCTTCGCGGCTGACGGTGGGCACATTCGCGGGCCGGGCACCACCACCAGTGACTCTATTCCCTCAATGCTGTCAGACAATGAATTTGTCACCCGAGCGGCGGTTGTCCAGCAACCGGGGGCGCTGGATTTTCTGCATGATTTTAACCGTAATGGGATGGCCGCTCTGGCGGGGTGGTTCCCCCGCTCTCATCATGCCACGGGCGGACTGGCGGGTATTCCGGCCCCCGCTGTTGCGGCCCCTCAGTCCATACCTGAAACCGCCTTGATCACCGGCGGACTGGCGATGCCGAACGTTAATGTTCAGCAAACATTAGTCCTGAATGCCGCTGAGGTCACCAGTATGGGGCTGCGGAGTGTCGAGGGTGAGCGTCAGGTCATGACGATGTTGCGCGCCAATGTCCCCACGTTGAAACAGATGTTGGGGGTGAAGTAATGGCCGCCCTCTTTCCCTGGCTGATGGAGCCGGACTGGACAAGCGGCGTCACGGAAACACTGGAATGGAAAACCGACGTTCTGGCCTCACCGACCGGTGCCGAGCAACGCATTGCACGTCGTCTGTCGCCACGCCGCACCTTTGAGTTCAGTATTCTGGCGGCAGACCTCGACCGCCAGTGGCTGGAGAACGCCCTGTTTCAGGCGGGCAGTGGCATCTGGGCTATGCCGATATTCCCGGATGCCGCACCATTGCTGAGTGCGGTTCCGGCCACCGCTCACCGGTTACCTGTCCTGACCGCCGGGCGAGATTTTGCCCCTGGCGCACAAGTGTTACTGAAAAGTGCCCTCGCCATGAATGCCCCGAGTTTGCTGGTCACGGTCAGGGATGTCGAGCCTGACGCCCTGGCACTGACTCAGCAATTGACCACCAACTGGCCGCTGGGCACGTTAGTTTACCCGGTGCGCCCAGCGGTACTGACTGACCCGCCGGTACTGACTCGCCTCAACGACTCACTGTCCAGTGCCCAGGTGCGTTTTCGTGTCGCTGAACATAACCCCCACCCGGATGGCATCACGCTGGCGCTTTATCGGGGCTTCCCAGTGTTGGAGCCTGCGGCTGACCGGGTCGACACCCTGACGGCCAGTTATCTCCGCCTGATAAGTGAACTGGATAACGGCACCGGCATTCCGGCGCGTCTGGATGCGGCACGACGCCCGTTTGCACTGCAAAAACACAACTGGTTTCTGTCTGGTCGTCAGGAGCAACAGCGATTACGCCAGCTGTTGTATTTCCTGCGCGGACGTCAGCGACCACTTTGGGTACCCAGTCAGGGGAGTGACATCAGAGTCGCGGGCGGCATTGAGGGGAACAGTCTTCAGGTCATTCGGTCGGGGCTCAGCGAAATGGGCATTTTACCGGGCCGGTGTGACCTGCGTATCCAACTGGCTGACGGGGCAATCCTGTATCGACGCCTGACTCATGTGGCCATCAGCAGTGAGCAAGTTGAACGCCTGGCGCTGGACGGTTTACCGGTCGTTGTCCCGCAATCTTTCATTTCAAGTGTGTCGTTTATGGCCCTGTGTCGCCAAAACAATGATGCCGTGAGTTGGTCACACGTGACCGATGCGGACGGTGTGGCCAGCGTATCCACGTCATTTACCGGAGTTCGTGATGAGTTGGAGTGAGTTCGAGTATTCAGTGGCCAATGGCCAACCATTAACCCTGTATGAGTTTATTCGTGGGGGCGTGATGTTTTACCGCTACACCAACGCTGACCGGGATATTGACCTCTCAGGAGTGCGCTGGATGGCGCACGCCATCAGTGACAGCGGTTTGAGTGCGGGCAGCGGGAATGGTTTGGAGATAACCGTTCCGGCCAGTAACGGGGTCGCTCTGCTGTTTCGCGGCCTTCCTCCCTCACAGCCGGTGCTTATCCGTGTCTACCGATTACATGCGGGAGACAGCAGTGTCATGCTGAAAACAGTCTGGGTCGGTACGGTCAGCGAGGTTAAACGTGAGGCCATCGACCGGTGCAAACTGCTGACGAACAGTCTGGCCAGTACCTTTACCCGTGTTGGGCTTCGGCTGACGTTTAGTCGCGCCTGCCCCCATGCCTTGTATGACCACAATTGCCGGGTCAATGCCACGTCGTTTGCATTGTATGGCATGGCTATCGTGGCACTGGACGGTGCCAGTATTACCGTTAACCTCCCCGCGGGAACGGAACCCGAGCGCTTCTCTGGGGGGTATGTGGAATGGGTGACTGAGGGCGTAACTGAGCGTCGTGGTCTGCGAGCACAGGCGGGGCACCGCCTGAGCCTGTTTGGTGGGTCTGCCGGGTTGGCTGTGGGCCAGACGGTCACCCTGTATCCCGGGTGTGACCACACCATTGCACTGTGCAATAGCCGCTTTAGCAATCATCTCAATTTCGGTGGCGTCCCACACATGCCCGGCAAGTCACCGTTTCAAATCATCAAACTGTTTTAGGAAGGGATATGGAACCGTTCAGTTGGATTGCTTACGTCGCCGTTTTGGTGGCGTCCTATGTTTTGAATACCGCGATGGCACCAAAGTCCAAAAACAGCTCACCCGAAGCCGCAACGGAAGACAGTTGGCAAATGCCACAACCGGCTGAGGGGACGCCGCAATGTGTTTTTTTTGGTGATTGCTGGACGTCCGACTGGTTTGTGCTGGCCTACGGCAATTACCGCTATGAAGCGATCCGCAAATAAGGAGCGACAGATGTTGATTACCATGACACACATTCGTGCGGCTGGGGGGTGCGCCTGGGGATTGAGGACCTTCTTTGAGCGCTACCAACTTGACCTGGATGCTTTCTTCCGTGATGGCGGTATTGACTCTGCGGTATTGATGGGCACTGGTGATGCACTGGCCCTCAATGTCGTGCGTCTTGCTGAGAGTATGGTAGCAGAAAAGGACACGCAACATGGGCAGTAAGGGCGCAAAAAAGGTCACTGTGGGGTACAAGTATTCCTGGGATGTTCAGGCAGGCATCGGTCGCGGCCCGGTCAATGAGATTGTGGTTATCACGGCCGACAAAAAAACGGTATTCGCGGGCACGGAAGGGCAAGTGTCAGGCAGTACCATTTTCTACATTGACAAGCCTAACCTGTTTGGCGGTGAAGACACCGGCGGCGAGGGTGGCATATCGGGCACGCTGGAAGTGATGATGGGAGGGCCTTATCAACAACCCTCATCGGCTTTGCGCAAATTACTGTCGGGTCTGGTGCCCGGCTTTAGGGGGATGGTGACCACGTTCTTCAGTGGCGTTATCAGCAGCTACAGCGCCAGTCCCAAGCCCTGGATTTACCGAGTCCGCCGCAGCAGCAAGGGGTGGGATGGTGGTAGCGCCTGGTACCCGGAAAAAGTCCGTATTCTGTTGTCCAATGCCCAGGGCCAGCTCGATGACGAGGGCAGCCTCACCGCGGCCCAAAAAACCAATCTGCGTAATATTCACGCCATGAATCCGGCCCATATCCTGGTGGAGTGCGCCACCAACCGGGATTGGGGGCGAGGGTTGTCACTGGATAATGATATCGATGTGGACAGCTACCGACGAGCCGCTGACACGCTTTATGCTGAAAGCTTTGGTCTGTGCTTTCGCTACAACCGCCAGGACAGTCTCGACACTTTTATGCAGCAAATTCTTGACCATATCGGTGCAGCTCAGTACGGCGACCTGTCGACCGGTAAACTGACGCTCACGTTATTGCGCGACGATTACGTGGTCGACGCATTGCCGCTGTTCACGTATGACAACGGCATTATCGGCGTGCAGGACGATGACAGCACTAGCGCAGACTCGGCGGTCAATGAAGTTACCGTGACTTATCACGACCCGGTCAGTAACAGCGACAGCGAAGTCCGGGCTCAAAATCTGGGGGCCATTCAGTCAGTGGGGCTTATCGGCAGCACGGTCGAGTATCCCGCGATTCCAACCCATGAGCTGGCTGCTCGAGTCGCCCAGCGTGATTTAGAAATGACCGCGGCCGGGTTGACTCGTCTGGTTATCCAGTTTGACCGGCGCGGCGGCATTCTGGCCCCCGCCAGCGTGTTTCGTGTCAGCCTGCCTGACCGTAACATCGAAAACATGGTACTGCGGGTAGGCAAGATTGACGAGGGCGATGACGGCACCCTTAAAATCACTGCCGTTCAGGATGTCTTTGGCTTCCCGGCCACATCCTACAGTAGCGGTCAACAGCCAGGGGAATGGACACCAACCGACCAGAGTCCCTATCCCGTGACCGACATGCAGCTTATTGAGCTGCCGTATACCGTGCTGGCGGGCACAGTATCCTCCTCCGACATGGCTTTCATTTCACCGATATCCGGCTATCTGGGGATTATGGCCAGCGCCCCCACGACGCTGTCCATCAATTACCAAATCCAGAGCCGTTCCGTGGGCGGGGTGTTCAGTGACCGCACAACAGGAGACTGGACACCGGTGGGGACGTTGCTGGCCGATATTGGCGCACTGGATACCGGTTTGGCGCTATCCATGACGTTCCCGCCGTCTGCCGGTGATGGGGCCATCATCGATGGCGAGATGATGCGTGTCGACAGTGTTGATGTGGCCACAGGCCGTATCACCGTGGGTCGGGGGTGTGCTGATACCTTACCGACTTCCCACAAGCTGGGCAGTAAAATTTGGTTCTACCATGATGCCATTGGATCCGACGGCGTAGAGTACGTGAGCGGTGAGCAGGCTGAAGCGCGTCTTCTGACCCGCACCGGTGCAGGTACTTTGTACCCGGCATTAGGCATCCCCGGCAGTTGTCTGATGCGTCAGCGTCAGTTCCGCCCCTACCTGCCGGGCAATATCCGACTCAATAGCGTGCTGTATCCTACTCAACCGGCGGTGGCATCAAGCTACACACTGGCGTTCTCGCACCGTGACCGACTTTTGCAAGCCGACCGTCTTATTGATTGTATGCAGGGTAGCATTGGCCCGGAAGCAGGGGTGCAATACGTTATCACCCTGATACGAAAAGATACCCAGGCCATTATCCGCCAGTTGACCACCGCTCTTGAAAGTACCCCGCTGCCCTACAGTGCCGGGGGGGCCGGTGCGGTGCTGCATGACCTCACGCTGCACGCGGTGCGGGAGGGCGTTATTTCATTGAACACCTGGCGTGTCACACTCCCGGCTGGTCATGTCACACTCAACTAAAGAGATTTCACGATGACGGACATGTTGCAGTATTACTACGGCCAGGGGCGACTCTACGGCGCGTTATGTGATGACCGGGGCTTGCCGCTCCACTGGCGCTGGATGGGCGATGTTTCCCGGCTAGCTCTGTCTATCAAGAATGAAACCCGCGCGCGCCAGTTGTCGAGTGGCGGCGTCCTGGCGGTGGAAGATATTTACACGGTCAGCCAGCAGTTGGCGCTGGAAACCACGTTTTTAGACCATTCCCCGGAGAATATCGCGTTATTGGTGTATGGCCAGCGTTGGACTTATGGTGAGGGGGAAGAGAAAGAGACCTTACGCAAGGGTATTCAAGCCGGTGACCGGGTATCACTGGCACACCAGACTGTGTGGGATGTCAGCATTTCGGGGTTGAGGAAAGGCGTGGATTATGAGGTTGACCCACTTTGGGGGGCAATCACCTTTTTAACCCCGCCCAAGTCGGCCCCCACAGTGACGTATTACCATACCCGGGGCTATCACATCCCGTTACTGACCACCGTACCAACGACGCTGGCCTTACGGTATGAAGGGGTGAACCTCGCCGAACCGTTCTCTTATCGGTTACTTGACCTGTATCGTGCCCGTTTTAATCCTGCTGATTTACTGTCACTTATCAATGACGGTAACGCGATGTCCACATTGACCACTACGGCCGATGTGCTTTTTGATGCCTCACGCCAGGCTGACCCGCAATTTGGGCAGTTTGGGCGACTGACCACCACGACCGCCTTTGGGGCGCGTATCAATCTGGCCGTGGGACAGATGGGGCATTTCGATAAAGTGGCCCCGTTGTCGGGCAGGATTTGGGGGAATCTGTTGTCAGTCGTGGTCTCAGGGCTTGATGTCACACTGACGGCAACCCGGAGTAACGGTGTGGTGGTGATATTCAGGACGCGCACTGACGCCAACGGCCATTACATGCTGCCCGTCCCCCTGACAAGTGGGACATGGACAATCGTGGCAACATCGGATGTCATTGCCCCGGATGGCAGTGTTATCCCGGTGACTTCTAACAGCGTGACGGTCGAGATAAACACCATGGCCACTCGCGTCATCATGAAAGTATCCGCACCGACCCAGCACCTGTTTTACGTCAATGACCCCAGTGAAGATTTTACCGTTGACTATGGTGACGGCGTGGAGAGTCACGATTACCGTATTGAAAATGGTTATGTCTACAGTACCCGCTCACTGACCGCTGGGGCGACCTATGAGCTAAGCATTGCTGATTCCAATAGCTGCGTCTTTGGTAAATTCATTTCAAGTAAACCGGTGAGTTTTCCCAACAAGATTCTGGAAGTCATTTCAGTACAAGGCGCGAGAAAAAGCATTGCCCAGATGTTTGCCAGCTGCGACGAGTTGACGACGTTGCGTTCGGGGGTATTTGATTACCTGGCGGAGGTGAGTGATTGTTCGGGGGTATTCCATAGCTGCAAGAAGCTGACCGACATTCCGGCGCGGTTGTTTGATAAAACCCCTAAAGTGACTTCGTTTGCTAGCGTATTTTATGAGTGCGCCAGTTTGATACAAATCCCCCCAGGGTTATTTGATGAAACGCCGTTGGTGGTCAATTTTACTGGAGCGTTCCAGTCTTGCTCAAAACTGGCGGCCATTCCGGCCGGACTGTTTGACCGGACGCCACTGGTCACGACAATGTCGCAGGCATTTTACCGATGCGCGGCGATTGCGGCGATCCCCCCGGGGCTGTTGAGTGCCATGTCCCAACTCACGACTGCCGCCAATATGTTTGATGGTTTGCAAAAGATAACGATGATCCCCGACGGTTTGTTTAATCAAAACACGAAGCTGGTGATTCTGGATGGCGCGTTTAAGGGTTGCAGTGGACTGACCACAATTCCACCTGCACTCTTGCATCCGCTCACAAAAGCGACCTACATGAACGGCCTCTTTCAAAGTTGTTCAAGGTTGCTATCCATCCCCGCAGGGTTGCTTGAGCACAATACTGCACTGTACGGAGCCGAAAATTTATTTAGCAGCTGTTCTTCAGTTGCTGAAATCCCATCCGGATTTTTCACCTACAACACGGCACTGACAAGCCTATCGGGAGCATTCCAGGCGTGTAGAATGATTACGAGTATTCCGCCGGGGCTGCTGGCGACCACGATAAACCTGACCTCTATTTTTGCCCTGTTTGAGGGTTGCAGAGCGCTTAAGGATATCCCGTCGGGATTGTTCGATAATGTTCAGAAAATAACGACATTGACGATGATTTTCAGTGGCTGCGAGTCGATAGGTGCCATACCTGCGGGGTTGTTCGCCAATAACACTAAGGTCGTTTCCCTGCAAAGGGCGTTTGGTTTTTGCTACTTACTGAAAAGTATCCCTGAAAGATTGTTTGATGCGATGCCACTGGTAACAAATGCCAGTGAGGTTTTCAATGGTTGCCGTGCGCTGAACACCCTACCGGGGCGGCTCTTTGCCTCGAACGTGCAGATAACAAACTTTGACTCTGCATTTTGGGGCTGCACAGCACTCACGGCAATACCGGATGAGATTTTTGACACCAATAGCAAGGCAACGTCTTTCGTTGGCACATTCAAGGATTGCACGTCACTGGCGTACGCGCCTCCGGGGTTATTGAGTCAAACGATGGTGTCCAGCATGGGGGTTAAATTGACGTCGACATATTCCGGGCTGTTTTCGGGGTGTCGTTCTCTGGAGGTCAATCTTGATGTTGTTTTTGATAAGGCCAGCTATCCTCTACTGAAAACCATACCGGGGAGCTTCCTGGGTTGCGTCAAGCTGACCGGTTCCGGGTTGGCGTTTATTGCCAAGGTTCCTCACCTTGTTAACGAGTTAAGTTATCGTGCGACGTTCTCGGGCTGCACATCGTTATCAGATTACAATGCGCTACCTGCGGCCTGGCGTACCGAATAGAGAAATGAGAGAGAGCATGAAGACGGTAGATGATTTACAGCGAGCGGTCAGGTATGAACAGACACAGAGCGCCTTTATCGAGTATCTGACGCTATTGGTTGATGCGGGTGTTATTGAGCCATTGTCGGGTGTTGATATTGTGGATGATGGAGGGGTGTTGTTCGTCTCGGATGAGTTTTTTAAAAGAATTGCCAGTGTTTACGGCATTCAGCTTGATGAGGAACTCAATCCAGTCAAGTTCTATTTTTAATAAAACCAGCCTCGACAAGGTCGTCGGGGCTTTTCTTTTTTTTCCCCTATAATTTGTAATTTTGTTACGCATAATGAAATAAAGTTCACTGTCATTTATCGCGCTTTTATAGCCGCATTTATCGCGCGGCGCATCAGGAGGTATCCTCACTGCCGCTGATTTCGCCAACTATAAAATCACTGAAACTGCCCCTATTACTTGTAGCTATCGCGGTTATAAATTTGTTTCCTCGCCACCACCCAGTTCCGGTGGAGTGACATTATGTGAAACCTTGAATGTGCTTGAAGGCTATGACTTAAAAAGCATGGGTTTTAATTCGGCTGCTTACATTCATACACTGACCGAAGCCATGCGCCATGCCTATATGGATCGCAACACCTTCCTCGGCGATCCTGAATTTGTTAAGAATCCGATTGACCGCCTTTTGAGTAAAAGCTACGCCGCCGATATCCGTAAACAAATTGTCGCGAACCAGGCCACCCCCTCGGTAGAAGTACAACCGGGTATGCAACCCCATGAAAAACCAGAAACAACCCACTACTCGATTGTCGACCATGAAGGCAATGCCGTCTCAACGACCTATACCGTCAATGGCCGCTTCGGAGCGGTGGTCATCGCGCCCGGCACCGGTTTCTTCCTGAATGATGAAATGGACGATTTCACCGTCAAAGTGGGCGAACAGAATATGTATGGTTTAGTGCAAGGTGCAACCAACTCCATTGCCCCCGGTAAGCGCCCACTATCGTCCATGAGCCCGACATTGGTGACCAAAGACGGTAAGACATTTATGGTTTTAGGCTCTCCGGGTGGTTCACGCATTATCACTATTACCCTGCAAACGGCTCTGAATGTGATTGACCACGGCATGGCTCCGCAAGAAGCGATAGATGCACCACGAATTCATCATCAATGGTTACCGGATGAGGTTTATTACGAACAGCGCGGTGTTTCGGCTGATAGCCTTAACCTTTTGACAAAAATGGGATACAAAATGGTTGAACAGAATCCGTGGGGCGCGGCTGAATTGATTCTGGTCGGTCTGGCAGGTATCGAAGGTGTTAGCCCAGCTAATTCGGGTAATGATTCTGGTGTCTCAGGGAAAGTACGAGAGGGCTACTTGTACGGTGCTAATGATGTTCGCCGCCCGGCAGGGGCCGCCGTCGGTTATTAATAATGTAAAATGATAAATCCCCCATCAAGGTATCGATAGGGGATATTTATCAGGATAAGTCATATCACCACGGCAATGAATGGCCTTGATAATCAATGAAAGCGTGCCCACCCTTGCCTGATACATGTTCGATTTGATCTACCACCCCTTTCACACTGGTCGCGATTGTCAGCGGTGCAGCATCGCCGCCCATATCCGTTTTCACCCAACCTGGATGAAGGGATAATATAGTCAATGTCGGGTCAGCCACTTCAGCGACCAGATTGCGCGTCATCATGTTCAGTGCGGCTTTACTGGCTGAATATAACGGTTTATGGCCGGAAGTATTATGGCCCAAGCTACCCAGTTGAGAAGACATAAAAGCCAGCACGCTGTGAGCCGGATTTCGTTGCCCCAACAAGCGCTGGGCGATACGAATTGGCGAAATCGCATTCGTTTGGAACAATTCGAGGATCTCTTGCGGCGTGGCATCAACAGCAGATTGATGCTCAGGGCCGGAAATACCCGCATTAACAAATATCAGGTCAAATTTTTCATCTTTAATTTGCGGCAAGAACTGCTCGATACTTTCTGATTGATTAATATCTAATGTTAACCAATGAGCAGCATGTGCTCCGCTCTCTTTCGCCGCACCGCGGGTTGTCGCAGTGACCGCCCAGCCACGGCGACTAAGCTCATCAACCAGCCCGAGGCCCAAGCCCCGTGAAGCGCCGATAATCAATGCCTTTCTTTTAATGGTATTCAT